GCCGGCTGGGCACTCGCCGGCTGGGCACTCGCCGGCTGGGCACTCGCCGGCTGGGCACTCGCCGGCTGGGCACTCGCCGGCTGGGCACTCGCCGGCTGGCAGATAGTACGCTTGCCCTATAGTACGGGCACACTACTGGCCACACGGCCTAAAATCATCCAAACTAAACGCAAAAATAAAAAAAAATTGAATGAAAAAATCACTGTAACCGTTGTTCAAAAAATAACAAATAACAAATTAACCCTAAACAATGGCACAAGCCTTTCCAGGTTAATCCCAAAAATAGGCTCAGGCTATCAGCTTTTAACCCTAATTGACAACATAACAAATAACAAACTAATTTCAATTAATAATATAACAAATAACAAATTAAATTACACAAAAACAAAAACACGCGCACGCTTTTAACGCAAAAATAAAAATATAAACAACAAAAACGGCGCCACCTATTGAACGCCGTTTTATGTATTAAAGGCCGGACTTATGCAAGTCCCAAAATTTTTTAGGTATGAATTGAACCATCGGGCAAAATACAGCCAAAACAATTACAGCCGGGGATCATTCCTTGAATTTCACCAGTTGGAACTTTTAGAATCATGCCATTAAACTTAACGGATTCGGTAATGTAGTAAAAATCAGAAGCGATATGCTTAACGTTTTTATTTTCCATTACCAATATAAAAAATTGGCGCAACTGTTCTGGTGACAAAAAATCTGGATGCTGTGAAACTTGATTACTTCCCCTGAGCCAAACGTTTTCACCAACAAAATCAAGGCGTTGGTAAGACTTGAAAATTTCAAGATAGTTCATGGTTGTTGGGCGGTGGGTGAATTTAGAAAGGCTTTGATTTCTTTGTAAGTTTGCTTGATTTTAACCGCTTTACATGCTCTTTTTATTCCCCCGTCGTCTTTATTAGTGTCGTTGGTGGCCAGACCGTTAGCAATACAATCGGAGAGCTGTTCGGGTGTTTTTCCGCTAGCAGAGTAAGCATATTCTGGATCGTTAGCGAATAGGTCAATGTAGGCAGTGGTCAAATGTTGCTTAAAAATGTTTAGATTGACTTGATTGATTGGCATGATTGTTGAGCGGTGGGATTGTACAATTTTTCAGCGTGGTACATTTTTAACCCTTGGAAATTTTACCGTTTGCGGTAAATTCATATTCGTTTGCAATTATTTCATCCGCTACATAATCGTGGTCATACAACCTATCTTCCAATTCCTTGCTCCAAGCCTCGCCATAAAAGTTCCGAATAGAATTAACGGAAACATGCTCAGCTCCTTGTTGTTCAATGTGATCAGCTAGAAGAGAATCTGCGCAGTAGCCGGTAAAAATACAATTTCTTGAGTCTTCTATCAGGGTATCACATGCACCATAACGCTTAAAATTTTCAACAGATTCTTTCATACTTTCAAAATGCTCTCCACGCCAGGCCGGACTTTGTAACTCACAACTACGCCACCAATCGCGTGCATTTTCTTGAGCTTCAAGACTTAATTCCTCAAACTTGTAAACCTGAAAACCGATAGTTCTTGGCATTGTTTTAAGTGATTAGGTTTGCTGTGAATAAAAATTCAACCACTAGAAAAAACATAAACGCGGCCATTTCCAGCGTCTACAGTATCATATTCATGCCTTAGCTCACATTCCGCATATTTTTTCCAGTCAATGTAATTTTCTAGGTAGCCCAAGTTATCGCCAAAATCTTCGTAATGAGATTCTTTAGCATATTCAGCTAAATCGCTATAGGTTCCCATATATTTATCCCTAAAATCTTGGCGAGAGTAAACGGTGTCATCCTCCTGACATAACGCTGCGTAAGCGCTATCATCATTGTTCCCCAATCTCTCAAAGTTATCCAAATACTCTAAAATCTGCTCAAAGTCCGGCCCGTCTTTTTGTAAAAACTCGGGAATGCCATCCGTCCATTCACCGATTGAATAATCAGCGTAGTCACCTAGCTTAGATTCTATATCGGTAACGTCAAAACAATTATCTAATGAAATCCACTGGGTTTTGCCATTACTGACAACACTAAAACCGTACAAAGGTAATTCTTGAACAGCTTGGCAACTCGAAGAAATCAAGCCTAAATCCTCCTTAGCCTTAAGCAAGGCTTCGTAGAATGCGGTATAACCGGGCTTCTTGCCATCGCTGCGAACATAACCCGCCGCCAAAACCATAGAAGATTTATCACTCCACCGATCTTTTATCAGTGAAACTAAGCCAGCGCCAGTAACAGGAATCATGGTAAAAAAGCAAGTGGAAGCCCGATCGGTCGGGCATGGATAAATAATAAGCGCAAACCGAACCGACCAATGCTGGCCCGTTACAAAATGAAATAATTACACAAACTCTCCATTGGTGCTGGTTTCATTTGGTGAGAGAATTGGTAGAATTTCCCAAGTGTCGGTATCAAGCGATTCCGCAAAAAGAATCAAATTGTCTACCGACGAAAATGGACCGTGCAACCTTTGCTCCGTAAACTGTGGGCCGGAAATTAGGACGTACATTTCCTGAAAAGGTAAATAAAACGATCGTCAATGGTTACGAATAAATCAGCAGGATTGTAACCTTGTAAGGCAGTTTTGACGTGATCAGGAAAAATAGGATGATCGCACCCAGGAAATAACTCGGCTTCAATCAGTCCTAATAAATCATCCATGGTAGTTGTAAGCGTAAATTACATTATCGGCGCTGAGGTAAGCGCCATCCTCCAGAAATGGCTGTGATTTTGCTACTTCCTTGGCAAAATCGGCAACATGCCTAAATTCATCAGTAATCGAATCGGCAAAACCTACGCCGTGACCCATACGGACGCATAACCAAACCCAACCAAGGTCGGGCCAAAAATCTTCTAAGCAAACTTCGTCATCGTCGGGAAATTTTTCAACCAAATAATCATTTACCTTGGCAGTGAAATGATCAAATTCATCATTCAACCGTTGCAAGTGTGGACCATGCAAACTAGCGCCAGAATCCAGTAATTTAGCGGAATCGCCGGAAAGAACTAAAAAATCGTTAGCAAGATCAGCCAAGTAGGTCACCGCAGTCCTCTGTAGTGTTGATAATTTTGAAGTCGGAGCGGGAAAGTGTAGGCCAAACCGCCAAGAGATCGGAGATTGCCTGCTCTGCCCCTACGGCAGTCTCAAATAAATTAAGACCGCCGCCTAAATAGTCTGTCTGTCCGTGTGGTGTTTTCAGGATAATCTTAAACATTTTTATTCCCCCAAAAATGCAAACATTTGCTCTTTGCATTCTGCCACCGTTGAATAGCTATGGACCTGCCTAACGATACCATCACGATTAGCGCAAAATGCGTAGGTGCCAATTGGACCTGTCCCATCGTAAACGCAACCAACATAAACGCCATCCCTGAAAACGTTTTCCAGATAGCCGTCTCCTGTCAATCTTTCGGAAGTAAACATAACAAAACCAATAAGTGGAAGAATCATCCAAACCGGATGACGGGCCAATCCTGCAGCAGATCGCTAGCCCTGGCCAGCGCCGACCGATAAATCGCAACAATCCGAAACATTCTCAATAAGCGCAACGGACTGATTCTCAACTAGGCTCGCAATTGAGAATCGACACCCCCAGGCACGCAATCCCGATCAAATTACCGGGGTTTGGGTATTAACAACACCAAACGGATTACGCCCTTCCCGAACCTGTAAAATCGCCGCCACCACAGCCCGTAAATCAAACAAAAAATAAAAACATTAAAACACACTTTAAAAGCCGACTATTTGCAGGTGTTAAAAGCCGGCTGTTTGCAAGTTTTATTATTTTAGGGCGTTCAACCATTGAGCTGCCATAGCCTTGGCAATTCCGGGATAAGTTTTGCTTCGTATTTTCCAGCGATCCACGGATGGTGGTAATTTATTCTGCCCTGAATCGGTCTGATTTGACCACCTTTCTTTCCCGCAAACAATACGACCTGCAACTCTTTCGCCGTGAATCAAGGGGGGGGGAGATCCTTCAGCCATAAACAAGTTCTCTTTGAGGCATCGTCGCCAAATTGATATGGCTGTATAATTTGATCCGGCTTTCTGTAGTTTGTGGACATGATTCCAACTGGATTTTCAATTGCCCAGGCGCAGTTTAATTCCGTAAATTTTAAGAAAAAATTAACAGCTTCAGCAGTTAGGATTTTCCTTTCCGGCCTTCTGTAATTCCAGTGCTGGCCGGAAACCGACAAGTAAGTGCATGGAGGATGAGCAATAACTAAATCCCAATTATCAAATAATATATTAAAAACATCGCAAATGATATGATATTCACTTTCTGTGTCCGCTGGAAGCAAGTCGCACGAATAAGCATCTGCCCCTAGAAGCCTGAATTGATCACGAACAATTCCACTGCTTTCGCACGCAATCAAAACTTTCATTTCAAGGCATCCCCCAAATGCTTATCAAGCATAGCAGGGAAACGATTTTCAAAATCCCTTCCGATCAAACCGCTAAAATCAAAAATTTCTGGCACTGCGGGAACATTACGCAACGCAGCGAATAAAAGCGAATACTTCGGCTTAACCCCCGCCTTGCCCTTTGTCAGAACAGAATAAATACCAGGAGGAATTGCGCTTTTTTGTTTTTCACTTCTGTCGAATCCAAAATAAACGTAACTGCCACTTAGTCGTTTTGAAACATTTCCACCATTAACAACTGCCAATACCTGCTGATACTGTCCCTTACTAATGTTTCCATAGGCGTTAATTCGTGCGTCTGGATTTGACGATGCCGACTTTGCCTGTGTGAAATATCCAGGTTTATTGTTTCTGTTCAATGCCCTGGTAAAACGCATTCGATAAGCCCTGCCAGCGCCTGGGTCCGACGAAACAGGAAATAAATACTCATCCGGCCTGTTTCCACCAGGCGCCTGATCCGTAAGTTTTACGACAGCTCGAAGTACATAATCACTTCCTGCTGATTCGCCTGTTACCTGTTCGTATTTACCGGCATTTTGTGTGAATGGAACTGGCCGATCAATTTTGCCACTATTGATTTCACCTTTAATAATTTTCCGCGTACTGAAGACATAATCGTTCAAAGCTCTAGTCGTCGCGTATCGCAATTGGGATTTTTGCAACGCATTTAGTTCGCCTATTAAGTCCGTCAAATCATCAATGTTGATACTCATGCCCAGGAGCCCCGTTAAGGCCACTCTAGCCGCTCTAGCGCCCGTTGCCCTGCTCGACCCCCGTAACGCACCTCAGGGGCGCACTGGGCAGCCTCTGGAGATCAATCCATCGAATCCCTCCAGTCCCAGTCCCAGGAAAATGCTCCGTAACACCCTCTCGTAACGCTGTAACGGTGATGTAACACCCACCGTTACGCCGAAACCCCTTGCCCCGCCTGCTTTGTAACACTGTAACACTAACTATAGGTAAGAATAGGTAAGAAGAAGAAGAAGAAGGGTTCACATCGTCTCACTAGGGATATGGAGAGGTGTTCATCCTTTCGACCGTTACAACGTTACACACCGTTACAACCCTTGGTACGACTGGGTTTTCAAGCGTAACGACCGTTACTCGGTGTAACGATTCCCAGTTCTCGCAGTGAGACTAACGTGCAACGACTGGGGCCAGACCCTGGAAAACGTAACACCGACCGTGACGCTCTCGCTCCATTTATTCGTCGTAATGATTGCCTATATCCATTGTTTCCCCATGCAGTATCAGCTAGAATACCGCTTAAATTTTTGTTTGTGTTTGAAATTGCAAGGTCATCATCCTGTACTTTTAGGCCGTATCTACCAAGAACTGATTTAACATCATCGACCGCTTCACCGTATTTACTTGGAATAAGATTACGTCCCGCAACCTCCATTTCAATCAATTCAAGCACCGACATTTTAGCCCCACCATCGAGGGAAATAATTGATTGCATAATATATGACATACACTTCATTTCATCGGAGTCTTCGTCATCTGCTTTTGCGGATTCCCATTCCATTGAATTTATCCATGTTTCGGCCACTGTTTCATTTACAATTTCCGCTCCAGATTCCCCTAATGACCACGCACCAGCAAGCAATGTTCCGTGTTGATCGCCAAAACGTTGACCGAAACGCCGACCAAGAATTGCTGCAAAAATCCTTGCGTTATGGCGAATTATTGGAATTAGCGGGAGAGTCCTGGCGATAAGCGCCCGCCCGTTTTGCTCGGATGAAACCAATTTAATTTGTCGTTCAAATTCACGCCATTCACTTGCCGGCCTTGTATTTCCGTTTTTCAGTGGTAGAACACAAAATCTTTCTATATCAGCCCTTTGTATTAACGCAACATTGATTGATGACACGCAAAACATTGATCTGATTTCATACGCGTTATACCCACCTTGGGCTTTTCCTTTCAGAATTTTTCCGCCATCTTCAGACGATGCAATTCTTGCCAGTGCCAAAACAGACTGAACAATTTCACGTTCATTCTTTTTGTTTTGCTCAAATTCATCAAAAACAACCGGAATTGCGTCCGATTCCAGTGCATTTCTCAATCCTGCTTCAGTTGTTCCACCCTCTGCCCGCTGAAAAACTCCGCCTAACAATGGCTTCATAAATAATTTTAGGATTGTTGATTTCCCTGTTCCAGCACCGCCAGTCAACCAAATATGCGGCCTCCAATTAAGCGCACCGCAGACAGGCGCCAGCACAATCCAACCCATCAATAGGTGGGCGCTGGCTTGGGCCTCCCAATTGAATTTGAATGCAATTTCGTAAATTTGTTTTGCGATTGCATCTGGAAGTGAATCGTTTCCAGGCCCTCGCAATGGTTTAGCGTTTTCGTAAAAATAATTACTCTTGAATGGCTCCAGAATTGGCTGTGATTTATCGTCAATAACAAGCCGATCGCCAAGATGGAAAATTACGCGGCCATCATCAAACCACGCACCACGACCACGAATCCGTTCTGGGTCATAAACACCATTTGATCTGCATTCACGAATCATGTCATCCACTGCGGAATCCCAGTCAATAGCGCCTGATTCCTTCTGATAATTTCGCTTCCAGAATACAAGATCGCCCAATGAGATAAGTTTATTTTTTGTGTGTGATCCTGCTGAAATTTCAATAATTTGTCCGCCAGTATTTGGCATGTAGTAAAAATTGTCCCTATCAAAGCCAAGGCACCTGAAAGGTGCATCTGCTGGTAAAAATCTCAATCCCTCGGGTTTTTCCACCCCAGGCTCTGGCGGAATAACTGTAACCATATTTTCGTTAATATATTTTGTTGCCTGTTCTGGTGTCCAGTCCGCATCAGCAATATCCCAGCCGGAAGGCGACCCCTCTGGTGCCCTGACAACTGAAATTGATTGATTTAATTCGGCAAGAACTAGCTTAAGCGCCGATTCCCCTGGTTCGTCATTATCTGGCCACATTAGTATTTTCCTGTTTTTCAGTGGCACCCAGTCGGTAGATTTAACGGCCTTGCACCCTCCAGCCCATGTGGTCGCAACTGCAAATGGAAAAAGTTTTTGTGCCGCGTCTGCTGATTTTTCACCTTCAACAACAATTACTGGGTGATCAGGGCATTTTGTTAAGAAGTGAAGATTGTACAATGGTCGCGGTGATTTCCATGCGGCATTTACCCATTTGGAGTCTATGGAATCCCAGCAATAGGGCTTAACTTCTTTGTTTCCTTTTTCGTCAACAAACCGTGCGACGTGAAACCATGTGCCACCCTCTGCCGTGTGATATGTCCAGTAATTTTCAGCATATGTATTGAAAAAAGGTTTTGCGTCAGCCGGGGGAATTGCTAATTTTTTTTCTTTTTTCTTTGGCGATTCAATTCCAAGATATTTCTCCAGCCTTACGATTGTTACCTTGAAATCTGAATCCAAATATCTCATTAACAGATCAAATCCAGACCCACCGCCACCAGATCGATCCTTGCCGCCACATTGATTACAGAACCACGACCCAGTTCCATTTAGATCATCAAAACGAAATCTATTCGTGCCATCGGCGCACAGCGGACAAGGCCCATGCGTGGTGGTTAAATATGTTTCAGAAATTCCGCCAAGTTCATTGAGAATTTGCGGCCATTTCCCTGTTGCCGCTTCAATTGTTTTGTTTTTGAACACGGAATTGAGTAATTGAGTTTGCGTGCTACAATGTAAAAGCATTGCAACTTGAAAATGGTTACGTTTGTCGGATGCGACTGGAACGGAACGCTCGGACGCGACGGAATCTATCGTGGTCTATTCAGAATTGATGGCTGGATTAAAGGAACAAGATTTATTTCTTATCACACAAAAAGCCGCGACGTAATTAAGTTCATGTCAGAATGCCGTGATAAAAAAATCTGCATTGTTGGAAAATGGAGGACTCCAGATGAATTTGCCGTCTCAGCCGTCAATTACTCCGAAGCTGGTTCGGTTTATGCGTGACGGTGGAATGAGTGTTAAAAAGATTTCGGTGGCACTTGAAACAAGTGTTTACATGGTGAGAAAAATGCTAAGCGAAAGCCGATCTTAGCGGTCGTCCGGCAATTTAGCTGTTAATTTTCGTCACAGTTCTGCGACCAGACCCACTCTGGGGTATGATTGCGGAGTTCACACCAGAACCACCATGAGAATTTCTAAAATGCGTTCACTGCTAAAACGAGCAGACCGGGCCTATCGCGGCGGCTGTCCGATTATGTCTGACCGTGAATTTGATCAGTTGGAGCGCGACCTGAGGGCCGCATGTCCCGACGCACTGGAATTAAGAGTTCCTGGTGGTGGTAACGCAATGCTATCACTGGATAAGCCACAGGTTTTTGACTTCGTTAAGCCCGATCGTATTTACGCTATTCAGCCTAAAATTGATGGCTGCTCGCTTGCCCTGAAATATGTAAATGGTTGTTTAGTTGCTGCGTGGACTCGCTCCGGTCGTGATGTATTGAAATTTGTACGCGGAATGATTGGTGTCCCTGGTGTAATCACAACCACCAAAACTATCGAAGTTCGTGGTGAGTTGTGGTGGTCGGATCGTAATGTAGTTGCGCAAGTGCTACGGGGGCTGAAAAATGCTCCCTGTATTTTTCAAGCATTTTCTGTGATTGGCATTGATTGCGATACGGAGGCCGATGCCTTGGAATGTTTGCATGGCATGGGTTTTTTGGAGATTGAATCTTGGTTTATGTTCGGTGGTCAAATCTCCAGTGATATTTTTAGTCATCAGCGGTCCGATTATCCAACTGATGGAACCGTGATCAAAGATAATTGCAAAAAATATCAACGACAGGTGGGATCCACCAGCCGCGCCCCATTGTGGGCGATGGCGGTTAAGTATGCCGATCAATTTAATTCCTGAAATGAAAACCGCTAACAAAGTGTGGTTTCCGCGATGGCCCTGAAGGGCCTGAAGTTGCCAGCGGTTAAATTTTGCGTTAAAAAATGTGACATTTATCGTGGCTTGCCCCTGTTTGCATTTATCATTCAGGAGTGGTCACGTCACCCACTAATTTAATTTTTATGGAAATCACCCAAGATCAAATTGAAGAATTTTTAGCAATTCTCACCCACAAAGCAAATTGCAGTTATGCCTATGACGCAAATAAAAATAAAACATACACGCGTATTGCAATGGCTCCCGTTCATAACTGCAAGCTCTTGGAGTCTCAAAGGTCCGTTTATTGCTTTATTCGCAATAGCGATGGAGCAATTCTGAAAGCCGCAAGCTACAAAGCGCCCGCCAAAGGTGTGCGAGCTTGGCTGGCCGAAGTATTGATTGATTCATCCCGCGTTAGTCCCACCACCGCTTGGCTTTACAGATGAAATTTATTGAAACTGGCAATGCCCCAATTATTACTGCCATGACCCACACTATCAACGGCCGCCAGCTTTATTCCATCTCTATTACTCATTTTTGCGGCAATCTCCTCTGGGGCCTCCAAACCTGGCACTTAAGCCAATGCAACGCCCTGGCCTATGGCAACCGCATGGCTGCTTATCACTACGCCAACGAGCCAGCCGGCGCTATCCGTGTTTCCGCTCAGCTTGTCTGACCCCCACGGCCCACCAGGGCCGACCCGATAACCTATCCCATGACAACCATGACCACCACCACACTCCACACCGCCAACCAGATCCTTAACTTCTTCCGCAAGCACCCCGATGTTCGGGTGATTCAGATAGTGGGCGCCTATGAAATCCACCGTGTAAAGGATGGCAGACTGGTTGGTCGCATGGCCACCTACGACCTTGCACAGTTGAAAGAGTGGGCCGCTTGCTGGTGACCCACGGCCCGCCGGGGCCTACCAGGTATCCATTTCACCGCATTAACAACCATGACTATCACCTACCGAGTTGAAGCCCACGACGACAGTCGCTGGGGGTTTGGTATTCGAGCCAACAAAAATAGCAAAATCCCTGAGTTTTGCAGCTTTAATCTTGCCGATCATTTTTTGTCCCGTACCGAGGCAGTGCAGCTGTGCAATAAAGCCGCTCGATTGTGCGGTGGCAGTCTTAGGATCGTCGGAATTACGCCCCCTGATTTTACGGTGACGCTTGATGATGTTGGCATAAGCGATATTGAATACCATGACCGTACGCTTTAGTTTTAATTTGTAATTCATTTAATCATTTTCAAACCATGGCTCAGATTGCTCAACTCACACAAAAACACGCCATCGCTCTTGCTGAAAGCAGAATATGGGAAGAATGGGATCTGCCAATTAGGGCGCTGTTTCAAATACACCAGAACAAGTTATGCATGCCTTTTAACGTGTTTCAAGAAGCAGTTGAGAAAACTTTGAATCGTCCTGTTTTTACTCACGAATTTAGCTCCCCTTACTTACTGGGATTGAAGAATGAACTCATGGAATCGGTTGATTCGTCAGCGCTGGTTCAATTTGCCAAGATTATGTACGCATTCAGGCGTAATGGGGCCAAGTGATGAACAGGCCGCTGATCCGCACTGCGATATAGACGCGGCCTACATGGCTTGAAATCGTCGCACAGCCTCTCAGTCGATTAAGAAATTGCAGAAATAATCAGAATACATTTATTGCAACCAATCACGCCCTAACCCCATGCCATTAGCTGATTTCATAACCCTTCCACGCCTTGAATCTGATTCCGTAACAATGAAAAGCCATTTTATTTTTATCACCCCTGACTGGGGAAGAATTGGCAACATTTCTTGGTCAAACAAATCCAGCCACAGCTTTGGCTGGGTTGAATTTCGGCGTGCATGGCACTGGAGCTGGAGTCGTTAATAATTGCAACAATTACTGGCACTGCAACTGTTTTTGTTTTATCCTAGGCACGTCCCAAGCATTTTTCATGGATTCACACCCCGTTTATCATTTTAATCTTTTAAGTCGGTACGGTCAACGTTGTTTTTGTTATTTTTTGCCCAAACTTTGGAAACGCCCAGGCTTTTGGATTGCTGTTTTTGTTGACACTGTTTTTTGTCCATGGATCTAAGGTTTATCCCCTGCATTCATTTCTCCAGTAAATGACTCTCCCCCCCCTCACCCCCCAAGCGCAAGCGCTTTGGGACGCCTCTGGAATGACCCGCCATGAACTAGCGCAATTACTGAGGCTCGCCATCAAATTAGACATCGAATCTGGCTGTAACCCATTAGCTTATTTTTCTTTATCAACACTGGCTTTTATTATTCACCCCCCAACACCAGCCGAGGTTTTGGAGGAAGGCTGCCAACTGGCCGACTTTGAGGCGGAGGCTTGGGACAGGTTTTTGGCCAGTATCTCAAAACTAAACCCGTCCTAATTTCCGCAAAATTCAAACATTTTACTTTCCTCCAATGACTCAAAATTTTTCTAATTGCGTTCATAAAATTGACAACCTTTATTTTGTCTACAAAATACTAAAAAATCGGTATTACGCAACACCAACTCCCAATGACGTTGTAATTGGATTAGCACCCGATCCCAACGGCCTTCGCTACAAAACAAAAAGCCGCGCAATTGCATGTGCTAAAAAATTTTTTGGTGATACGGAATGAAAACTTCACACGTCGTTGGCTTTTCATTGGGACTAGCATTTAGCCTCCTAATTACTCAAAAAAATTGGATGCCGTTTTTTGAATGCAATCCAGCTATTACTACCTCATGCGCAACACATAAATCACAAAAATAAATCCTGTGTCAAAAATGCGCCTCTGGATCGTATTGATCCGAGGCGCTTTCTTTTACACATGAATCGTCGTAAAGAATTAACCTTCTTCTGAAAACATCATTTTCCAGTCTAAGCAAATAAAGCTCTTTTTTTTCATCTTTAGTTAGTTTCAATTGCAATAAGCATTGCCAACTCTACTCTAGCTTTTTCGCCCCTGGGTAGCCACTAAGAGGCCGTCAGCGGAAAACATTTACTTGAATCTGGCCGAAACTTTTCAAGGTGGCACTGTTCATCTGACGGCATATCACTATCGTAATATGCACATGAAACGCAAAAGTTATTCAAATTCCTAGTGCTATTTTGATTTTGATTTTAAGTTCTTCAATGCTTCCGTTGTTATGTATTATGTGATCTGGTTGAAAGTCAAATAGCTTTAGCATTTCTGATTTATGCTTACCGCAAGCTAATTCATTATGCCCCACAACGGCTACAATTTGTCCATGCAGCGATTTCACGGCGTTAATTTCCTCAATAAATCTAACGTCATCTGCAATAAATTTCTCTGCCAAGCATTCTCCTCTCCATGCGTTTACCCAAATCCCTGGTGAAATCAATTCCCTGCCCCATTCAGTTCCAAGTGTTTGCATAAGTTTTCTTCCAGTTGGCTTTCCGGCAATTAAATCAATTGGAACCTCTTTTCCGGCTGCATCGTATAAATAGAATTTTCTTTGACTGTAGCTGTATCCATGCACAATTAACAATGAATCTATCATCATTTTTAATGCTCCTGAAAATGGTCTAATCTGAAATTCTGGACAAATCTTTTTGATTATTCTTGCGACCGTGCTTTTTCCTGCTCCAGGGCCGGACCCCCAGATGCCAATGCCGTTAATCAATGAAGTCGTCATTTGTCGGAACCTCAAGTGAGAAAGTACTTGGATAAGTGAATTGATTTTTTGCAAGTGTAAAATCAATATCAACAATTGAAAGGCCGGTTTTTTCGCAGAAATCTTGCATTAAGGCGAGAATTTCTTGCTCTATTTCCGCTTTAAGCGCCATTGCTGGCTCACCCTTGAGCAGTTCAAATTCAATGCACATGCGGCACCTTATCCCAGTCGATCAACATTGCCGGATGAAGTGTTCCGGTGACAATTTTTTCGGCTAACTGTGTTGCCGTATTTCCTTTGATTGACTCCGCAATTGACTGAACCAGCATTTTTCTGCCGTAGCTGCCTTCCTGGTACTGGATGGTAGGAATGGCCCATGGCAACCGCTCAAAAATTGAAAAAATTGCAGCTTCACGGGCCTCCTCAAGTCTTTCAATAGTTTTTGTTATTTCAAGTCGAATTTCCTTTTCAAGTTCAAGAAAAATTGACGTGTCAATACCGTTTAGCCGTTGAATAACCTTGTCAATGTTTTCAACTGTTGCACCGGCTGGAATTTTTTCTCCGGTTTTTTTTACGAGTTCAATTGAAATAAGGCATTTTGCCTTAGCTTCATTTGTCAGTCCCATAGTCCTTTGTTTTCGGTGAGTTTAACAATTGAATGGTCGTAGTAGTCTTCTTTAATCTTTTCAGTGGCTTCTTTTTGATTTTTCGCTTCTATCGTTACAACGGTCAGTAACTGTGTTCTGGATTTTTTTAACGTAGCAATAAAAGAACGTGGCTCCTTCATTGCCGCACATGTTTCCCGGTAGCCTGGCGGATCGCTCCAGTTCATGCAGGTCTTTTGTATCTGGACAGTTCAAGTTGCGACACCCTTAATTTGGCTCCGTAAGATGTAGCGACTATGTAATGAGGCCAGGCCTGTCCCTCAACTCGCTCAACAATTTCAAATTCAATTGCAGGATCCTGGCATTCAACGCTGACCCTTTGCCCTTTATGAAATTTAAAGCATGGATGATTAGTTGAAATTGATGAAACAGCCCATTGCCTTGTTAAGCCTTGAAGAACTTGCATAAACGTTTTGTAATGACAAATTATTTTACTTCAATCCCTGCCCCAAATCCATAGAAGTAGCAATTCTTATCGCGTCCTCTGGTGACCTGGCAAATCCCGCAATTCCGCCAGCCTCCTGTACGAGTCGGCACCAATTTTTCTGATTTTGCCTGGCCCTGCCAATTGGTGTTTTCATTTCAACGGAAGTAAATACAGCAATTTTCATTCCAACGTGCTCGGGAAGAATTGTGATCGTCCTCCAACCGATTAAATCACCCGATCCAATCGAAAGCCCTGCGTGAAGCGGCCTGGGATTTCTGATTACAATTGTTCCTTTTGTAAGTGTAACCGTGGAAACTCCTGTAATTTGTTTAATATCACCTTGCCAGCCAGTGCCGACATTGTTTCTTAGTAGTGTAGCTCCGGCTAATTTGCCAATTGCAAGTCTTGCTCGGTCTTGAATTTCGGATTCAAACATTGAATAATTGCAATCGAAGCCAACTATACATCAAGCTCTTTGCTTTCTGGCCTCCGCAATGTTACTGGCCCATGCTGTCGGATTATTTGCGCCAATGCTTAATGCAATAGCAAACAGTTCTTCGTATGTTTGCGCGTTATACCTATCTTTAATTAAACGTGCTGAAAGCATGTGCCTGGCCCAGCCAGCGGGATCCTTGTAATTTCTGTTCTTTCCAAGCTGTAGTAAATCATTGAATGATCTTGCCTGTGACTGTTCCTGTTTTTTCTTTTCTTTTTCTGCTTTTTCCAGTGCTTTTAGATCAACATCTTCCAGCGTTCCATCAACTTCTTCGGTTGGTCCACGCGCAGCAACATGATAAACATGTCCACAAAACGGACAGATTGGTGCTGGTATATGGCAATTAAGACAATTTGGGCATTCCCGTATCTGGACTGGATTTTCTTTTTTCTTTCTTGCCTTTTTACCTTCCAGTGACCATTCACGCTCCATCAATGGTGAGCCATGCTCCTTTAGGTTGCCGGCATGATCTGCAATAATTAAATGAGTTTTTCCTTCGCATGTTCTCAAGCCCCTGCCTACTGCCTGGAGGTAAAAAGTCAAGGATTTTGAGTGTCTCAAAAAACCAATATATTGAATGTTTGGTGCGTCAACGCCAGCAACCCATAAACCACAATTTGCAACTATATCCAGGCTGCCAGACCTTATACCCTCAAGCGCTTCACGTCGATGTGATTTTGGTGACTCGCCCGAAATAGCCATAGACCTATAACCAGCATTCGCAAATGCCTCTGCTACATCTTCTGCGTGTTGAATGTTTTGGCAAAACATCACCCCCGGCCTTCCGTGCCCGTGCTCTCGGTAATGATCAACACTGTTGCCAACAATTTTTGGTTTACTAAAAAATTCTTCTATTTCTTGCTCTGTAAGCGCATCTGAATTGAAATTCCCCAAGCCCGGTGTCAAATATCTTATGGGTGCCAGTAACCCTTCCTGAACTAATTCACCTGTTGAGCACGTTGGAATAATATCATCAAACAATTCCCCAAGTCCTTTTCCGTCCAGTCTTTCAGCGGTTCCCGTAAGCCCCAAAAGGAGAGGACTTCCGACTGATTCAATTACTTTTTTGTATGTATTTGCCACTGCCAAATGACATTCATCAATAATAATTAAATCAGGCTTTGGAAGGTCATCACGACGCACAGCCGTTTGAACACTTACTATTTGAACGTGTTTTCCGTATTGTCTACTGCATTGCGAAGCAATAAATCCGTGTGGTATTCCCTGTGACTGTAAACGTGCTGAAGTATCCTCCAGGATTTCTTGGAGGTGTGCTAAAAACCATACTTTTTTATTTTTTTGTATTGAGTTACGAATAATTACGCTTGCAACTGCCGTTTTTCCAAAACCAGTTGGTGCGACAAGGATTGGCGCTCTTTTTTGGCTTGAATAAGATTCCCTGAGGTCTTCAATTGCTTTAAGTTGTCGTGGCCTGAGTTGCATAATGTTTTTTCGGCCCTTCTATTGTATCACATTCTGTTGTTAAGAATTATCACTGTTTTTGGATTTTGGCGCCATGCGTCGTATTATTTTTTGTCCACCACAAATTAAATGGACTACCACGACCACCCAGCTTATTCATCCTCCAAGATAAAGTCATTTGCCACATCCACAGGTCTTTCCTACTGGGCGAGGCATGAAGATCCCTTGCGGGTGCCATTCCTGCCCTCTGAGCCAATGCGACAGGGCTCCTTGGTGGATTGCCTGCTAACGCAAGAACACAAATTCTTGAAAAAATATGCAGTCATCCCAGAGGAAGCACCCAAAAAACCTACAAAAGCGCAGCTTAGAGTAAAAAACCAATCACTTGAAACTGTTGCTGCTATTAACTGGTGGAGCAAGTGGAACCTTGAAAATCAATGCAAGGAAGTAATTTCAAGGGAGTGGGAGTTAAACGCAAAAAACATTGCAGAAGTTCTCAGGTCCGACCCGGAGATTGCGCCTTTGATTGAATGTCCGTCCCAATCGCCTCATTTTTGGTTTGATGATCAATTAAGTGTTGATTGTCGATACATGCCAGATTTTGAAAACGAAGATACTGTTGACCTTAAACAGTCAAATTCAGCAAATCCAAGAAAATTTCAGGGCCGTGCTTATTTTGATTTTGCCTACGATATTCAATGCGCCCATTATCGTGAAGGTCGCCTTAGTCGGAGCGGTTCATATCCAAAGCGTGTGATCCTGCTTGCATATGAATGGAAATATCCTTACAACCGATCCGTAAACATTTTAAGTGATGAAGATTTGCTTGAGGGATATAGGCGCCGTGAAGAAGCGATTTTAGGGATTGAAGAATGTAGAAAAAATAATCACTGGCCGTCTTATGGTACTGTAATAACAAAAATGCCAAGACACAGTTACAATGTTGAAAGCGAAAACGATTTAGATGAACTTGATTTGGAGGGACTGGAATGAATTACGATGAACTTTATCCAGGTCGTTTTTTGAAAGCCGGTTTAATCCCTGGTGGAATTTGCACTTACACAATCAAATCTGTTTACAGGGATGATATTGAGCAAAATAGCAAAAAATCTGTTATTATGACTTTTGGCGAGATTGATTATCAATATGTTCTCCCCAAGATTAACGCAGCAACAATTGCTCATATTTTTGGTAAAAATACCAAGGATTGGATTGGTAAACAAATTACGCTATACACCACAAACAAAATAATGCCATTTCCAAGTCGCCCACAAGAAGCAGTAATTAGAATTTACGGTTTTCCAATACTTACTGCACCAGTTAAATTTGCGTGGCAACCATCCTCGCCAGCCGGTAAGCCCAAAAGGCGTGAAATCACCCAAACCCTTGCCCCTACAGGTGCACTGACTACCGCAATTCAGGAAATTCGTTCTAGGCCGCCCGAGCACTTTCCCCAGCTTCACCCTTGGATTGCGCAATTGGAGTCCGATGGTTTCATTACGAACGCTGAGGCGTCCCTGCTGTTTCAGTTGATGAACTCGCTCTCCTGATTGTCGCTTTTATTCGCAACCGTGCTATTGTACGGACGGACCACAGCCATTTTTACCAGCCAGTACCAATGTCCAAGCCTTTTGAACCGATTACACCCGACGAAGCATCCAGCCTGACCCTTGTTCGGGCAAGTTCCGTCAAAACCAGTGCATTTATTGAATCCTTGAATGCTCTTGCAATTGGCGAATGCCTTTTCGTCCCCACTTCAGTCAAAGATGGCGACGAAAAATACAAGAAATCCAACGTTCAGCAAATTGTCGCAAAGGTTAACAAGGGATTTACCGATCGCAAACTACGCTGTGAAACGGTTTCAAAATCTGATGGAACTATCGGCGTAAAAATTCAATCCACCGTGCGCTATCCTGACGAAGACTCCAAGCCTAAAGTCGGTCGCCCTCCTGGAAGCAAGTCCGCTCGTAAAAGCACCCGCAAAGCAGCCGAAATCGAAGCGCCAATCGAATGACATTCACCCGCATTAACGGATCACTATTTCAAGACAATCCCCAGCAACGGCTAGGCGATCGTTTTGATCCCAGCAAAAACTACCCTCATTACTCGGGGGTGGTTTCAATGAAGCTGGAGGAAGCAATGGCGCTGGTGGATTATTTGTCCACCGCCACGCCGAACGATAAAGGCGAGGTCAACATTCGATTGGCCGGCTGGAATCGAACCTCGCAAGGTTCTGGCCAGTGGTTTTTGTCACTGGCCCTAAGTCCCGACCGGCAAAACGTCTCGCAGCAGGCCCCCGCCGGCCTGCCGCCTGGCGTGGCCCCTGCTGGGTACGCTCAGCCTCCGGCCCCGGCTTTCGCTGGGTACGCTCAGCCTCCGGCCCCGGCTCCCGCTGGGTACGCTCAGCCTCCGGCCCCGGCTCGGGCGTGGCAGACTGCTCAGCCAAGTCCGCAAAACGCTCCAAACTCGCAAGACTTTATTCCGTTTTAGTTTGATTTAATGCGTGTTTTGGCGGCTCGCAACCGCCACCCTTGTTATGGAAATTTATTTCAATTCAATTTCGCTTGGAAAAAAAATTCAGATTTCCGAGGTCAAATTACTCTCACAGGACAAAGTAGATACACTGCATACTGAATTACTTGCTGTAATTTGCGGGTTACAAGAATTTCTTGCAAGTGAAACGCCAGATGTTATTGGCGATGTAATGCGTGATCATATTATAAATAAGCAACGTGCAAAAACAAAACTTCGCACTGCAATTGTTTTTAGGGAAAAACTTGCCCTGCTTTTAAGCCCAACAAAAGTTGAGCGCAGTAATGCAAAGCAACAGAATTATTTTAATTCGTTGTTGCAAGGGCAATTCCTGAAAGCACTTGAATCGGAAGGTTTTGACGAGTCAGACCGAAATAGTATTTTGGCGGAATGCTTTAAAAATGCCTCCGACAAATACAACCTGTGGATTACCGAGTCCGGCCATGAACGTTTTTTTGATCCCTTAAAAAATGCTTGAACCAACTGCAATTGAAGTTATTGTTTTTTTTCATTGTCTATCTATCTTTTTTGATGATTGTCATATATTTTGCCTTAAATATGAAATGACCTATCCTGCCAACAACCACTAAAACAATTTCAATGACTTCAACTATCCCAGCCACAGTTAACGAACTTCTTGATTACTGGCCAGGGAATATTCCTTTCAAAGGAAGCCTTATCAGTGACGACGGTTGTATGTGCGCCCAGGGCCAAGCGCTTCATTTCTTGAATGGATTAAGCCCCGACGAATTACGCAAACTAGGTCAGTGGGAGGCCGATAGAAAAGTAGCTGAAATCTTTGGCATTAGCATCGCTCATTCGGTTTTACTTAGGATGGTCAATGATTCTCGGGGTGGGGCGCCTTCTGTTGTCATTCGTAATCCCGAAAAGATTTTAGGTGATCAAACGCAAGTGATTTTGGCCTTTTGGCGTCACATCGACACAATTTCCTTGGCGGACTGGGAGGCGCTAGGGTCAGGGGTCGTGTACGCGGCTGGGGAGCTGGCCAAGGAAGCCGCTTGGGAAGCGGCTGGGGAGCTGGCCGGACAGAGGGCCAGGGCAGTGGCCTCTACGGTGCCGAATTGTGAAGCCGGCAGAGCGGTGGCTGGGGCCACAAACGAAATCCAAGGCGCTGCAATTATGCGTGCCAATAACCAGCCATTCCTTTTCTTGCCGCTGTTTGGTTTTGCTACCCCAGAAAATGTGATTGAAGCGGAGACGGGAAAATGAACATGCCCACGAAGCAGGAAATTGACGACTGGCACGAAGAATGCGCAGTCGATGCCCGCAGGCCGGAAAGCAGCATTGGCTTCTGGCCGTTTGAGGTAGGTGGCGACGATTTGGCGGAAATCGTTGTAACTGCCTTGTCCCGCTGGGGTAGCCTTGCCACCTCACTAACGCCGGAGTCCGGGGAGGTGCCGGTGCCGGTGGCTGAGCGGTTGCCGGAGCCAGGGGATTGCGATGTGGAGGGGAGGTGTTGGTGGTCTACACCCCCCGCCTGCGGGCCTCACAGGATCCGCCCGTGCTGGACATTCGACTCGGAAATTATGGAGGGTGACACCCACTGGCTGCCCGCCCACGCCATCCCACTGCCCCAGGCCGGGGAGGTGCAGCCATGAGCGCCATTCCGCCGCACATCGCCATCAGCTGGCAGCCCAAGACTAGGTACGAGCCATTGAAGCGCGACACGCCCCCAGCTCCCGAGGAATCCTCGGCACCTCAGCCCACCCCCGCCGACCGCCTGGCCCTGGCGATGTGCGATGCCAGCAGCGACATAGGCCCGTGCGCCGAGGCGTGTGAGGACTGCCGGTTCCTGGCCACCGCCGTCACCGCCGAGCTGGCCACCATCCTGCGGGAGCGCTACGGCTCCAGCGTCGTAGCCGATTGGTTGGATGGCATAACCCACCCCAATAGCAAAATCAATGATTGACTTTTATATCAATCCCGAAGCCGGAAGAATTGGTCCCTTTTGGTGGGTTAATGCAAACACACAAAAAGTAAAAGTAGCTAACTGGCTCTGGACCGGCTCCGTTCATTATGTATGGCGCCCCGGCTGTTCCGGCTGGGGTTTTTCGGGTAATTTCTATTGGAGGATTATCTCTCAATAATCACTATTAAAAAATGTGCAATTACACGCATTTATCATTCCGTGTCTTAAAACTTAATAAGAATTACGCTTGAACTTGCTACACTAAAACCGTCGTCACCCCAAACAATGAAACTTTCAAATCAAATTTCCGAATACATTAATGGAACCGAGGCGATTGGCGAACCGCTTTTTCAAAAAGTCTTTCTTGCTGGTGTTCGGTACGGATACGTTAATTCCGAAATCATGGATGAACCACAATCTAACCCGAACCCCGATATTAAAAAATCCATTGACTTGATCAAATTGATTCAGGGTCGTCGAATACTTTGGGATCTTTCCGACCTTGATATTATCACGGAAACACTTGAATCCCTTCGGCCCCCAATCCTGGATGACGAATTGGAAGCCGCGTATCGCAGCATCTAATTTTTGCAATTCCATGAACTCTGGAGACTAAATCTCCAGAGTTTTCTGTATTTTTGTTGAACTTCCTGACCGCAGATGATTAGAATTGACAACCTGTCCAGCGTCCGCCCTGTAATGAACGAAAAAGAAAAATATGTATTTGATGTTTTAACTTCTGGACTGTCAGGGGCTGAGCTGGCCAGGAAATATGGCAAAACAAGGGCGGCAATTAGTCTGGTTAAACTAGGAAAAAGTCACGTCAATACACTACCAGAACTGTCTAGGCCGCGTTCATGTAAAAAATGTATTCATTGGCTGCGAGAATCGTGTGGATATGGATTTCCCGAAGCGATTGACGAAAATTTTGCCACATACTGCAATGTATATCAATAGTGCTGCAAAATGGTCATTTGGTGTTCATCCGTCAGTCTATGGTATTGATACTTTTTTTCTTCCATGGTTTTTTACTGGTTTTGTGGTTTACTGGGGGGATCCGTGCTCTAATTCCGAGTCGGCCCTTAAACTAGCGGAACAGATGATGACAATTTTTCGCAATGGCAACACTTAGATTTCACTCCGGCAGGATGATGCTTTTGGAGCGCTTTGACGGATGGGCTGTAAGAATAAAATGCAATGATGAAATAACTATTGTCGAACTTGATTCAAAATCACTAAATGATGCAATACTTGAAGCGGAACAAATTTATAGTGATGCAAGAACAATTTTAAGTGGAACGGCAAATTGTTTTCAGTGTGTTTTTTGGTTGCCAGAATCTGGCGAATGTTTTATGGAGTTTCCCGAGGGCAGAAAGACTGGGGGCCGCTATGCTAGTAAATGCCCAGTTTTCAAGCATGACAAAAATAACAAAAAATGCTGATGGCACAACTATTCAGCATATCGAAAGCCAAAATGGAGAAATTGAGTATTTGAGTCGTTTTGCTGACGGTAAACGTAGTAGATACAGCCCTGACTTATGGCAAGCCGAAATGTACTGCAGGGAGTTTACGGTGCCAATCGTGCGCGATGCAGTCTAGTTTTTTCATACCAGCTCGCAATTTCCGGTGCCCAAAATTGTAAATGGGGCCACATCAAATCACAAAGCTGTCTGATTTCCTCCTGGGCATCCAGTTTGGCACGAAGATCTAGAAAGTGCAGAAAGGCCCGCAAACTGAAACTCACCACAAAGTGTTGGCGATAATCAAAGGGAAGCATTCCTCTAGCGTGTTCCTCCGCAGCGCCATCACGAATCATCACTTCATACCTTTTGGCCGACTCCAAGCAATACAGCAAATCGTCCGACCTTTTCTGTTCAGTATATGTATATTTTCCACCCTTCCTGTCAAGATACTCACCAACCGGCCTAAGGTAAAACACCGTTTCAATGTCAATTTCCTTTTTCGCTGCTTTTAGGATTCGTTCTCCCGTGTAGCGCATCGACTGAACATCAAAGCTCACGCCCACCCGGTGGGTGCGGGCCTGTTGCATCACCGAATGGGGGAACCAGCCCACGTTTAGCGTGGTCTGGGGGTGCTCCAAGGGTCCGTAGTGGCCCCGCTCCCCCGCCAGCAGCCGTTTGACACAGATGGCGCCGGCCTGGCTTTCGTCCGGCCAGTCGGCCCGATCGGCCACCACGAAGCCCTCGCTGTAGTCCTGGTGCATTGCAGCATAAATACAACGCTGTGGATTTGGCGTCGCCGCAATACGTTCAACACGAAACAGTTGATCCATGATCAAGCGACCTCCCAGGACTGATGAACGGTTCGATGGTTGTTGTAGTGACCAATTTCACTGTATTTTAGTACAGGTGTTCCGCAAAGCATGTGAAAAACCATTTGACCAATTTTTAGGCCGGGATAGATTGCAATTGCGTGATACTGGCGGATATTTTTCAGCTCAAGAGTGAGCTTACTGCCGCTCCAAAGTGGATCGCAAAATCCGGCTAGAAGGTGTTGAAGCCCTTCTCTTGCCCTGGAAGATTTCAAAACAAATTGACCGGCAATATCCGCAGGTATGTTAAAAATTGGCTCAGCGTCGGCTAACACAAACTGACCAGGCTTAAGCATGTATGGTGACTCTTTTGAATACATGACAAATGGTTCAATTTGCATGTGTGGCTGCTCTTTTGATTCAGTCATTAGCCCCGTGCCAAGCCTGAGATCATAAGAAGCTGGGTTAAGCAATTTTTTGTCAAATGGATCAATCATTTTGTACTGTTCGCACAAATGCTGAATTTCAAAATCTGGAAGAATCATTCACGATTGCTCAACCAGTAAATTTTAAGGCTGCTTGGCATTTTTTGGCGTAACAAATTGTGACAGCCATTCTTTTGCGTGATCTTCTGAGTACGTCATCATTGATTCACCATGCCAAGATGCCATATAAACAAAACCACCGCCTGAAGTTGTAAACCTCCACAATCCAGGTTGAATTTTTTTTGATTCAATCACTAGCTAAACGTCCAACCCCATGCCGATGCAGGGCCTTCTTTTCTTAACGTAATTCTTGGGTTGAAATTTCTAAAAGAATAAATCATATTTTTTCCAGAATCGCCACCAGTTTTAATCCATTCTCCAGCAATAAGGTCGATTTCACCATAGGGGTCCATCACTCTCCAGGCGTCTTGTGTTGCACCGTAAATTGCAACATAATGCCCGCCACCGCTGGGGGAGTTTACATGGCCCTTGTGTAACGCACCAACAGCAACAGGACGCCCGCCCTTAATTTCAGCGAGAATTTCACCTGTTGTCATATTTTTTCTAAATGTTGCAGTTACACCAAGCTCTGCCAATGCTTTTTTGTGTGATTCCTGGTCTGTCGTATCACCATATTTATCAACAATTTTTTGATAATTAAGATCATCGTTGATTCCTTTAATTTTTAGAAATTTTAAGCACATTGCAATTGACGAAGTTTGGCACCTTCGCCAGCCATCCGGGCCGTTATCTAGCTGAGAGAAATAAGGAAAATTTGGCAGTTCAACCGAGCCAGCCTCTCCAACTTTTACGCCTGGGGATTTCTGACCACGCAATGGAACTGCTTTTTGTGCCCGAGCGAAGTACGCTTCACGATCAGCAAGCCCATTTGCGGGGTCACGACCATTTACGCGTCTTGATATTTCACGGCATGACGCGCCAGAATCGCACACTGCATTCATTCCATTACGCGACCACCAAAAACCAGCTGAAGTAAGAGGATAAACTTGTGATACATATTTACAGCCACCCATAATTTTAGGATCTTTTTTATACGCGGCAAACGCCGCATAGTTCGCCCTGCCGGTGAGTTGAATTGCACCAGCACCTTTGAAGTGTGGCCCATCACCTGGCTGGGTATTCCCAAGATCTTTGCGACCTTCGTAGGCTGAACCATCCGCAAGTTCTTCAACCCATTTCAACCCGGCAGATTCGTGGCCAACCTGGGCCAAAAAATGCTGGATACGAATTGCTGATGTAATTGAAAATTCAATTAGACAGCTATTTAGGTCGTCGAGTTGCTGTTTTGTAATCTGCCTTAAAAAGACCGCCTCGATTTGGGCCATCGTGATTAATGGCTCGGGCGCTGCAGGGGCCACGGTTGCCGAGCCAGCCTTCCACAAATCACGCAGATCTCCGCCATCCTGAAGGGCGGCGGGGTCCAGCTTGGCAACACGATCAAGCACCGCTTGCAGGAATGCCCGGTGGTGGGGATTTCCTTTGTCAAAAAATGTGACGTAATCCCCAGTGGTAGGCATCAGCGGCGATTGAAATTTTTAAGAATAATCTGAATGCCGTGAAGCATTCCATTGGCCTTGGATGGGGAACGACGAATAAATTCGTCAAGTCCAGCGGTAAGCATGGCAGCGATTACCGCATAAATCAAATCGTAGTTCGGTTCCATGAAGAAAGCAAGAGTTGTTTTAGTTTATCATGGCTGACGCTGCAGCGCTTCAAGTGCGCTAACGCGTTGCTCAACAGATGAAAATTTATCAAAAAACTTGTCACGATACTTTTTGCTTTCTTCCCGATCTTCTTTCATTTCTTCTCTAATTTTTGTAAGTTCAGCACCTATATTACTTATTCCAGAGCTTAGAACGGCAATGACTTCACGGGTCTCACTGTCCTCTCGCCGCCTTAATTCTCGCTGATCCGCCTTGCGGCTTGACGACGACGACCAAGCTCCGATCACGCCGCCAAGCGCCGCAGAGACTAGATTTGCAGCCCAGTCGCCCACGATTGCCGCGCAATCGCCTCACTCTAGCTCAATGGCGCCGCAGGGTGGAGGCAATGGCAGCGGATCAGGAAAACCGCTAAGAATTGCAGTTGCTCTTTTAAAATACCAGTTGTCTCTTTTGCCAGATTTTGCCATTGCAATCTGAATCTTGCGCCAGTTTTCAAGTTCGTTTTAATTTTAACAAAAAAAATTCCGGCTGACACAACAGCCGGAACCCGATCCCACGATTTGAGCTTAGCAAAACAATTGAAAGCAGGGCGGGGCTTGAACCACGCTGCGCCATGGCGCAGGCCCTGCTTGCTAAAATAATACCACAAAACTAAATCGCTAATCAGGTATAAAGGCAAGCGTTGTAACGCTCGACGTTGCGTCGACTGCCCCAAGACTGCTAACAATAACTTTTGCAACAATATAATTGCCATAACCGTTGTTGCTCAAAAGATATTGTGCAAACGGGTAGACCCCCGTAAGTGTCATTGTTGCTGTTTGTGTACCAGAAATAACCGTATTCAGTGTTCCAGTAACATCATTAGTCGTGTATGTCCAGTATGTATCGTACTTGCTGTTAGTAACTTTTGACGTGGCTGCCAGGGTTGAGGCTGAGGTTTTTCCGGTTATCGCAACTGTTGACAAAGTACCATTTACTGCGTTGAGCCATGTTTCACCATTGTCAAGGCTTAATTGCCATTGGTATGACAGCGCTGACCCGGTGGAGCTATGTGCAATTACCTCAAATACTATTTTATCTCCAACTTCAGTTGCTGGAACTGGATTGTATGGAGGCTCGTACCCAGTCCATGTTCCAATGTTTGCGCCTTCGGCATATGACCATGAAAGTTCCCCAGGAAAGAATGAATCTTGTATCCATAACGGGGCCTGTTCATCGAACCAAGTCACCCAATCGGTCCATGCGGCATCCTCCGCCGCCTCCCATGCCGCATAAATACCGGGATCGCCACTCGGATCGGCTGGATTGCTGTAAAGGTCATACCATGTATCGTAAGTTGAATCTATTCCATAAAGATCTAGGTTAAACGCAGTGATATTACTATAAAACAAAAATGGATCAGACAGTGGAATATATCCGTTCATGTAAGTGGATTGATAATACCCTGGATACGAGGATCCAAGGCTGCCATCAGTTGTTTTAATCCTTTCAACCGGCTGCCTTGTAAATGTAACAACATTTGGATCAAGACCTGGACAGTTTTTAGGCTCCCAGAGTTCGGCAATTAAATCAACTTTTACGCTGTGATAATCACCGGATCTTGAATTTATAGAAGGTTCCTGTTTGAATTTCCATTCAAGTGACCCAGCGTATCTAATTCTATTTGAAAGTGAAGTATTGTCAATGCCACCAATTATATTCACTGGTAGATCAACAGGAAAAAACCCGGATAAACTGTCGTAATAACATTGAAGTATTTGAGATGTTTGTGCGCTACTTAGGTATTCAAAATTTAATGATAATTGAGCATCGGTTCCAACAGTGCTCCACGATTTAAGAAAATACGCCGATTCGTCAACTGACGATTCGGTATATGGATACACCGGGGCGGTATAATCACGAACTTTTTCTGGGCAAATTTGTGGAAAAGCGACACCCATGTCACACCTGAACAAAGCGTTTGGGATTAAATGGTTTTAGCTCGACCCTTACGGTGCTCCTGCCATTCCGTATGGAAGTTGTTACTTTTGGCGGAGTTAAAAATTTCCATTGACAATTGTAGCCATTCAGTTGCATTATCGCGGTCAAATTCCCAGTTGTGCCGCTGAGGACCTGGCTGGGCAGCCTGATAGAGCCCTTTCGCTCCTTGCATAAATCATAGGCCGCAATAATTGATTCCGTTTCGGTATCGGTCAGCTCACGAAATTCAAGGCTCATTTTTCCTCCGCCAGGTGCTGAAGAAAGCAACCTTCTAACCGTCCTGCCGGATTGAGTTTTGGATACTTTTTGTGCATACGATAGTGGAACAAATTCCCTTCCGTTATTGCTTGGGATTAGCGCTGGAAAATCAACAATAAAATCAGCCTGTAACCTTGTTACTGGAAATTGTGCTGAAAACAGCAATGGCGAAACGACAGCTCTGCCGCTTTTGATGCCAAGATCGGCGGACGAAAGAAAACTTGAAACCGTTAATGCTGTTACAATAAATGTACTGTTTCTGTAACACGCTATTGTTGAATATGTTGCTGAAACTGTAATCGAATCAACTACAGCGGTAAATACCGTCATGGCTCATAAATTACGCCATTGGTTCCGTTAAAATCAAATACAAATGTATCACCAGTTGTCATTGAAATTGCCGATCCGTAATCAAAGTAAAACATTAGTGCGTCTGTGGTTGACGTAAAATTGTAGAATACAGCATATCGCCATGTTGCAATTGCAGCACTTGCAGTTAGGGTGTAATCAGTAACAAGCCATTTGTAGACACCGGCCGTCTGGGTTGAAGATATGGTTGTTACCGCAAAACCTCCAGTTGAATAGCCGCCTCCAGCCGCAATCTGCGTGATATTACTTGCAACTGTATTTGAAAGCGATGGCGCTGTATTTGTTAGTAAAATCTTTATACTGTCGGTTGCTAAATTATGAATGCCATTCCACCTATCAGCCTTGAAGCAGTAAAAAGCAACTGGTGTTACGTTTGCCACTGATCAGTCCACCGATTTTACGATTCTACCTCAACAGTTGTCCCCAGTGCCTTGAATAATCCAGTTTGAATCCGTGATATATGTTGTCCAGTTTTTTCCAATCATTGAAATTCCAGATTCATCGACCGGATGGTTTATTGCGCTAATTTCAATTTCACCATCCTCGTTAATATCAATCTTTTCAATTCTGTAAACCCTTACTTGGCTTCCGGCTGTTTTTTTAACAAATGTAATTCCAGTTGGTGAAGCGGTTCCACTCCCTGAAACTGTCAGCGTCGTATCGTAAAGATCTGCCTCTGACCCATCCCAAGCGGTTACATCATGGGTTCCAGCCGTCAGTAAATCAGTTCTTGTCGCAACCATTGTTCCATCCGCCAGGACGACACCTGTTGCAAATTCGTCAAAATAAGTAAAGTCCATTGCGACTTTTATGTATTTTCCCGCCGCCAATTCAGCATCTATGCCTTCCGCTGTCGTTGTAAATTTAATGCTATGAGTAATTAGTCTTCTCATGCGAATCATAAAACATGCAATATCTACAGCATGTTCAAAGTTTGTACAATACTCAGAAACATCAACGTTTTCCGTTTTCAGCGATTTACCTAAATTAGACGCCTCCCTGACCGTAACTGTTTGATTTTCAGAGAAAAACCCAGAACTGTAATAATCCGATGTTGGCCTTTCCCGCCTCCACATCACGGAAACTTCAATCTCCTCCCTTCCTTCCTGCTCTATAAACGAAAGACTGAAAGTGTTTTCAACAATGTTTCCGCCATTGAATAATCCAGAAATTGGTAGCGCACCGCTTTCGGGGAAAACAATTGCTGGCTCTAGTGCCCATTTGCCGCCGCGCCTAATAATATCAAGCAACATTGTTGCGGCAGTATCAACTGACCATTCGTCAAGATTTACTGCCTCTGGAATGCCAGCATCGTAAAAATAGCGGCGATCGTGACACCAATTTGCCGCTGTAATATAAGACTCAATATCAATATAGGCGTCTGTAATTATATCGCCTAGTCCAAATTGCTCGGAAGTTTGACAGGCCCTGAATACGTCCGGCCAAACATCACTTGGCCCCATAGTGTCTCCATCTCGCAATCTTCGCACCTCAGTGCCGCCATCAACAGAAGCGCTAAGCTGGGAAATTTGAGATAAATCACGGGAGCCCATTATGTTCAGTCCGACTGTTGCGAGATTTGAGTAACTGACCGTAGTTGGATTACATGAAATTATGTTGATATAGGCAATTTCAGCCTCAGGCCCAGCCGATGCTGTTGACTGAATCTCCGAGTAGGCAAATGCTTCCGCCACCCTGCCCCAGTCATCTGTCATTGATTGATCATCCGTAAATCCCAGTCCAACATCTTGTGCGGGGTCCAGCGTTGGCAGGGAAAACACGGAGCGATCCCGCGAAACTATTTCGCCCTGCCAGTAGACGTAAAATGTCGCGCCTCCAGCGGTAAATCCCCAGCTATTAACTGTTGAAATTTTTGAGTCAATAATTATGAACGGCGAAACAATGCCATCGTAATCATTTCTTATTTCCCAGGACGAGACCGGCTCGAATTTCAACTCCCATCTTTTTGACAGCGATGCCTCAAAGCGCAAATAACTGTAAATCGGTTCACCAGATGACCCCCTAAATGCAAACGTCATTGGCATTGCCGTATAACTATTGTTTTCGTGCCTGTAGTAAATTTTGTAAAAAAAGTATCGAGTTTCCGATAGTCCGCTAATCGTGCCAGAGTTAAACTGTTGAACGCTTACTTTTTTATCCGCATCGTAGATATTATTTTTATGCTTGTAGCCGGCTTCTTTGTTGATTTTCAGCAATGTTGGGCAATCTCTGAAATTGCAAAATCCGTTAATTTTTAGGCCAACAGAATACTTAAATCCAATTTCAAAAATTTTAGCTGGACGCTGAAGCATTACATTTGCAATTGCAATTCTAAAAATTTGCGCAAAATTACTTGCCGTTTTGAACTTCGGTGCGTTGATCGTGGCAACATCCTGGCCAGGGCTGAACTGTGTTGGCAATAATGTTTGCCCACTCCATGAAGGGTTAATGTCAAGCGCTGTTGAAGTAGTAAATTTTCCAGCTCTAACAGTTCTAAATGTATACGTCATTCCAGAACCAGTGCCGGACGGAAACGTATCGGCCTCACTTGAAAAAACTTGATTCGATGGAATGCGATTAACAAGTACAGCCAAGGCTGATCCAACTCGATAAATTTCGCCCACGACAAGGCTATCGTCGATCGATCTTTGGATTGAGCTGACTGCAGAGGCAATATCGGAACAATCCGCGATACCATCAGCCTCGCTTTCTTTATTGTCGGTATTTGTAGAGTTCATTTTAAATTGCGTGTAAATATCACTGCTCGGACTTAACGTGTATTCAAATGTTTGCCCAACATAGGAATCAACAGTCCCGGCGGCGCTTGTAACAATTCCAGAGCGGCAGCTGAAAGAGTATTTATATTTCCAAAATTCAGCCAATCGCTGGGCATCGTCATCAATTGCATACCTTACGGACTGACCGTTGCTAAGTGATACGGTGCGAATTGAAATCGTTGGATTTAGCCTAGGATTTACGCGATATGCAAAATTATTTGGAATATGAGAATAGAGGCCAAAACTTGTCGAAGTTGATGGCTTGTATGTGTAGCAAAAATCTTGCGTCCACTGATAATTTTGGCCGCGAACGGCATAAACATCTGGCCCGCCAAATCTTTGTGAATTAACTGGATCATTGGAACCGGATCGCCCAGCAATGCGATTGGCAGTTCCTATTCTGCCGCCACCTGGTGAAAAGTAAATTGTCATTCTTGAGCTTGACTGAGTAGCGGAATCGGTTGACATTCCATAGGATGATAAACTGTTGTCTCCAACTGCAAATCCATTTGGATCCAACGATGAAATTGTTCCCTCGCCAACCATGAAAATTCCCCTGAAAACCTGTCCACCATTCAGTGACAGCATCTGGCTCCACAGCAGGGGCAGGTTTACTCTCAGCCCCCCATAGGATCCCGCTGGCCGAGGTGGAACCGACTGCGCCGGCAGATCGCGGCGATGGGCAAAAACAAGCGGCACGGTGGCACCCAGTGTGGCCGGCTGTTGAACTGAATCAAACCCAAACTGTGGGGCGAATCGTTGGGCGCCGCTGAAACTGGCCCCAGTGACGGTTCTAGCCCTGAGGCCGCCATTGCCACTGCCTGGCGCCTGAGGTTTCCAGATCAGCGCAGACAGGGCCTGCAGGCCAACAGAAATAAGTGTGCTAACAATTGTGAACGTAAGTGGATCAAGTCCTGCCTGTGGCATTGCAGGATTTATTTTTACCCGTGATTTAACCTCTATCAGAAAACTTCTGTACTTATCGCAGGCAATATCAAGCGTTTCATCCGGCCAGAGCAAGCCCGCTTGATAGATTTGAGCTGGCAAAAGTCTTGGCTTTCCCATTACTGATTGATTAGAAAAAATGGTGAACGATTAAAGCAGCGGACTGGAATTTCACTAACGCCACGACCGTGAACCGGAATAAGCACTTTTCCAGTTGGAAGGACTGTTCCAATTCCAATGCCATGCGGCCACGATTCTATCAAAACAAGTGACATTTTTGTTGGTGTTACAATTTTTGTAACATTGGCAAGAAAAGTACAAAGCAGTAAATCCCAGTGACTGTTTTTTGCGGCAAAAATCATGCCATCAATCGCAGGAAATTTCAATGATTCAGATTCGTGTAGTATTTTTGCCATTACTAGGCAGCAAGCCGCCTTTTTTTGCCTTGGGTCTGCGCCCGTCTGGTGCGGCAGTCCTATCCAGTCATCCCAAATCATCACTGCATCGAGATTTGGCCGGTCGAAGGGACACTACCAACTAAATCTGTCGTTAAAACTCTTTTTGGCACCCTTCCCCGAATTGCGTTTGTCGGACTTGATAAATTGATTACTACCTTTCCAAGATCCGGCTGCCCGCCACCGTTACAGGCCCATAACTCTGTTGAGTAAACGGCACACTCCGTAAAGTTTCCGCCAATTTCAATCGAGATTTCAATGGTTGTGACTTCTACAAGCCAATTTTGCAATATGGCCTCAGTTGCCAATGAGACGCTTAAATCATTGGCTGGAAATAAAAGGGTTCCCTCAACACCATCACCGTTTCGAGTTGAAGATGAACCGTTAAAGCCGAATGGTGCGTATTGATAATTGATTTCATAAAGCGTTCTCACTTCTCCCGGAAAAAATGGTTGATACATTCTTGATTGAATGTAGCTTCCACCTTTGTCGAGAAACTTGATATAATAAGTTGTTGCAACAGAAGTTGACATTAGCCCATCCCCAGTGATTTTCTGGTTTTGGTGGAACTTCGCATTCCACGGTAAGTCATCATCATACCCTGTTCACCAGCTTGCTTCACAATGTGTGGAATTTGATCGACCCTGACATATTCGACATTGTTAATGACTTCCGATTGTACGTTTGCCGTAATTGTGTAATTACCGTCCGATCTTGGCTCACTTGCACGATTGCCGTAATGAGCGGCGGAAATGATTCGATTATTCGGGATAATTGTTCCGCGAGAATCTGGAATGAATATCTCTGGACCGTTCTCGCCAACAATCGACGGGCGACCCATTGAAATCGTTCCGCCATTTGCAAAGGCCGGAAGTGCGGCGACATTTACCAGTTGCTCCATTCCGATCATTTTTGTAAAATCACCAGCAACATCTAATCCGGTCACGGGAAGTTGCAAGCCTCCGCCAGCCCCTCGGCCCAAAGCGCCCAGAATTGAAGTGATGCCCTTGACAGCAAGCATTTTCATTTGACTTGCGATAATTTCAGCTGCCATATCAAGGAATGTCTGACTGACACGCTTGAATAATTCGCTAAGTGCCTGCTGCGCGGATTGAGTACCGCTGATGACAGAACTGAAAGCCTGCCCAAACGAATCGCCAATCGAAGTCGCAACTCTTTCAACTTTTTGCATATCTTCGTATTTCTTCCTCAACATATCAACTCGCCGCGCCTGCTCCAAGACGGCATCGGCATCGGCACGACTAATTTTTACGCCAAGTGCAGTAATTCTATTTTCGGCTTTCTTAGCCTCGCTATACTGCCCAAGCGAATCAGTAAGTTCGTCAATTTTTGACCGATAATCTGTAAGGTTTTTGAACTGTTCCGATAGCAGGGATGGGCCGATAGCCTCTGAAACTCTGAGCAGGTTTTGATTTTTTCTTTCGTCAATTCCAAGGATGCGTCCCGAAAGCCTGCCAACGTATTGATCCCGGCTGGCCTTATTTGCTGGATCGGTAAGTTTAAGCTCTTTCCATGCTTTAATTTCCAGATTTATTCTCTCCTTAACCATGTCAAGCCTTTCGTTTTCTAGCGATACCTGTTTTTCTGTTTCAATGATTACCTCTGCTTGTGCGCCGCTTACGCCTTCAGTGACAAGCCTTAAATACCGCTTCTCGTAATCAGTTTTTTCCTGAATAGACCTAACAGAATTGTCTATTTCACTGGTGTATTCTTTTTGCTTGTCAACCAAATCATTGATTATGTCATTTTGCTCCTGGAGGGAGCGAAGCTGCCTATTTGTTTGTTCGACTGGCGCCAATGACTGGCCTAGGTCGCCATGCTTTTTAACCAGTGCGTTGACTTCCGCTTGCGTAGATCTAGTCAGTTTTGCCAACGAAGGTGACGGAATTTGTTTTTGCGGTTCATATTGAGGTGTCGGATAGTATGCGCCAGGCGTGAAAGCGCCTTGCGGCACTTGGCCTGCGAATGGAATGTTTGCCGTAACGCGGCGATCCATGTGAAGGTATTGGTTTCCATACCCAGCCATGGAATCAGCGGTCCAACCGCCGCCGCTTTTGTCCCACCAAGGCTTGCCAATCGGGAATGGCAATTTAGTGCCCACGGGAATTGATATATCAATTGGATTAGTACCGGCCCTTGATCGCGTTTGATGCAAGCGCTGCTCCTGAATAAGCAGTGATTCAAGTTTATTTACATCTTTGACGTTTTTAATATCTACATTTAAATTGCCAAGTTTAATGTATTCAAGATTCATTGCTTGCAATGATTTGATAATCATCATTGCTTCTTTGATTACATTTGCAGCAGATGGACCGCGCAGGTCCAAGTGAGCCTGTCCATTTCCAGTATTCCCACTAAACCCCGTATAACCACCAACAGCCGCAGCGCCAGGAGTTCCGCCATAGGCAGCAAGTCTGTCATTGTAGAATTTCTGTAATTCTCCAAAATTTCTACTGGGTTGACCGTGATAACTTTTTCCGGTTGCAGCTGTTGGAAATGAAGCCCACACTGGGGCCATTTTGCTGATTCCAGCTGCAGTTAGCGGTGCATTTGAATTTACGCCAAGTCTTTTAACTTGATCCAGGAATGCAATATCTTGATTTTTAGGCGAGAAATCAGTCAACCCAAGCGCCCTTGCGATTGGATCCCAGGTTGTGGATAAGAATTGATAACGTCCAGCCGCGTCAGACGCGTACTTTCCGCCCCTATTTAGCTGGCGTGGGTGAGTCGTGTAATTATTGAAGGTTCCACCGCCAAACATTGTTTGATAGCCTTTCGGGTTGTAGGTGCCCTCGGCAAAGGCGACGGTATCCATCAATGCCCGCTGATAGGCGCTGGCTGAGCCCGTTGCAGCGCCCTGTGCTGCCGGTCCAGTCCCACCGCCAGACATTGCCGCGCCAACGGTGTTTCCGGCTTTGATTAGGTGATTTGCGGCGGCAGTGGCAGCCTCCATAAGGAGCTGGCCAAACCGCTCACCTGCCTGTTCGATAATTTTTCCGGTTGTGCGAGCGTATTCTTCTTGAATTTTTGCGCCGCCCTTGTCATAGGCTTCTTTGATTTTTCCGACTAATTCTTGTACTTTTACCTTAAAATCTTCAAATTTACGCTGGCGTTCAATTCGCTTGTCAAGCGCTTTGTCCTCGGCATTGATCTTGGAATCCGTGTATTTGTCGAAAATTTGATTCAACTGTCGTTCAACTTCGACCGCAGCTGTGGACTTTCCTTTTGCGCGTAGTTGAATTTCACGTTCAGTTAAAACAGCGTCACGCTGTTGCCGGGCAATTGTGAGCCTGGTATCTCGAATTTCACGTTCAATTGAGCGTCTTTGGTCGCCAATTTCACGCTCGTATTGTTTGACTTCTTTTGCAGTATTTTTGCGGAGTTCAGCCATGTCTTCGATAGTTTTCTTTTCAAGCTCCACGCGATCTTGAACTGATTTTTTATAGGCTTCGTCAAGATCCTTATTTGTTTTAATACGAAGCTCAAATATATCATCTTGCAATTTTTTCTGTGTCTCAACCTCTTTCGCTGCGGCCTTCCCGTCTGCTGTTTTTCCGCCAGAAAAATCGGTTAGCGCTCCGCCTTTGAAATCAATTATTGCGGCCTTCATTGCATTGGCCCAAGCAAGGCGAAGTTTTACTATATTAGTCCTGTATTGAGAAATGAAGCCGCCGCGCCTTAGTTCTTCCTCAGCACTTTTGCCGGTTTCAATTGCAACTTTTCTGTCCACCTCAAATTGCTGCTTTGTCGATTGGCTGTAAATACCAGCGGGACCAATTTTCAGGCGTTTCTTCAGTTGTTCGGATTCCGATTGCTCTTTACCGGCAAGCATTACATTTGATGCCACGAAATCAATGGCGGCAAATGCAATAAATGCCCTCATTAGTGGCATTAGTTTTGAGAGTCTACCAGCCAAGGTTACAGCACTGGCGCTAGTGACTATCATTGCCCTGCCAAAACCACTCATTCCAGCGGTCGCCGGAGCAAGTGAAAGTTTTGCAATCGCAAGACTTGCGCCAACAATTGCTTTTGAGAAAATTGGTATCGCAAGATTTAAACTGCCAATTACAGCGGCAAACTTAAGCAGGCTTCCGATCGCACCAGCATTATCAACGATAAATTTAATACCAGTTCCAATACCTTTCAGCAACACAATCAAAGACGGACCCGACTCCTTGATTGCCTTAATAAGTTTTTCTTGAATTTCAGCACCAATTGGGATAAGTTCCGCTCCAAGCAAACGCTTAAACTCTGTTACTTGAACCTGTAACCTTGCGCCTGCGTCCTCTTGGCTGCCAGCAATTTTCATTGCCGTTGCTTCAAATTCGGGGCCAAGTGATTTAATAAAACTCATTAAATCATTTAGGCCGATTTTACCTTGTGACAGACCTTTCATCATTTCAGGTCCGCTCATGCCTATTGATTTTGCAAACATCGTAAAAGTACCTGGCAAGCGTTCGCCAAGTTGATTTATTTCTTCCATCGACACCTTACCTTTACTGAAGATTTGGCTCATTGCCAATAGCGATGGTGCAATTTCTTCGGCACCGCCACCCGTAGCCTTAATAGCCGCAGTTACGTTTCTAAATACCAGTTGAGCATCGTAAACATTTCCACCAGCACCTTTGATAGCGGCTGATAATTTTGTCATCGCTTGAATTGAATCAAGCGCGGGCACATTGAAATCCCTAGTTACTCCACTGGCCGCAGATAACGCCGCTTGATAGTCAGACTGACTTCCGGCAACATTCTTCAACGCAATTTCTAGTTTTGTAATTTGCGCGGCGTAATCCGTAGCTTCGGCTGTTGCAGTTTGCATCATTTGCAAATATGTTCCAGCCGAACCTCCTATAAATGCACCTGTCGCAAAACCAGCGGCATCGCCAACCGCACCGCCAATTCCAGCACCAATCAAACCGCCAGCCGCACCCTCGGGACCACCGAAAATACCAGCCGCAGCAATTGCACCAAGACCTTGACCGTAGTAACCAGCCTTTCCGGCAAGCGATGATGTATTGCGGCGATCAAGCTCCTTGCTTGCATTATTGATTGTTTTTCGCTGAGCCCTGTCGATTTTTTGATACAGTGGATCGAGCGGGCTTAGTGCATCGCGTAATTTCGTCGCTTCCTCGCGCTGTCTAATTAACTCATTGGTTGTCAGTTTTGACGCATTACGCAGCGACACCAATCGTGCGTCAAGTTGTTGCACCGCCTGGACCTGGGGCATGGCCTCCACGGCAATCGGTGGCATGGCTGGGCTCATGGCGCCAGCACCGGCAATTTTCCTGCCCAGTGCCGCTTCTTGGCGGATTGACCAATCAGCCAATTTGCCCAGTCCATACTCCCTTGCACCGCCAGACATGGCCAAACCCGTCCCCGGTGCCGTGGTCTGCCCAGCCATTGGTAGGGCGGGTCGAGACGTGAAAACACGGGCCAAGGGTTCAAGCATTTGCGCAAATGCTTGTTTTTGAGCGTTTACATATGCTTGGCGATCTGCGACGCTTCCGGCCCCGCCGAGCAATGCCGGCCCTTCGGATCTCAGGGCAATCTGTGGCATGGGACGCTGCCGCCCTGTTGGGCCGATCACCGCTTCGCCAAGGCGGGTCGGCGGGGCAGGCTGTTGAGCCCTAAATTTATCTCCTTCGTACTTCGCCCTTGCTTCTTTTTTCTTTATCAGTCTTTCCGCCCTTTCCTCCAGTCTTACTTGCCGCTCCATTTCTTCACTTGTACCAGTTACAGCACGTTTCAACTCTTTTTCGGCTTGAACCAATTCCTGTTTCAAGCGTAATTCTTTATCGGTTCTTTCGTTTCTCAGTCTGTAGTATTCATCTTCAACCGCCCGCCCAGCGGGAGACATTTTGAAGCCCCCCGCCTTTGCTTTTTTGTCCATGTCAATAATGTTGCGTCGCATTGCATCCAGCGACGAATTTCCAATCTCAAGATTATTGAGCTGTGATTTCAGGTCTGCAACCCTGGCCTGTCTTTCGTTAATCGTATCAATCTGCTGCCTACCCTTGCCTGTAGCACTGCCGGCCATCATCCCCGAAGTATCAACACCCCACTGTTCTTGCAATGGTTTTGATATAAATTGTTTGTTTTCAGCAATTGCAGCTGCGGTTCTACCTGCAGCGCTCATTTCCCTGTTGAATTTATTCTCCGATTCAACAATATCAGCCAAAGATTTAGCATATTCTTTACTTGTTACTT